AGATTCGCACTGATCAGATTGCCATGCAAACGGATGCGCAAATGACTGTGGCTGCGCTGGACCATGACAAGCAGATCATTGAGAAGTCCAGCAAGTGGGTGGTGAACTACATTGGCACAGTGCGCCCAAACGTCACTTACTTGCTAATCCTTGAGTTGATTGCCGTCAATGCCGTGCTTGCTTATTACGTCTGGCAGCACCCGCATCTTGTGCAAAACATTGATGACTTGGTTCGAGTCAGTACGATCATCTTTTCCGATGATGAGATGGCCATGCTCGGCGGCATTATTGGCTTTTGGTTTGGCTCCAGAAGTTGGAACAAGAAGTGAAAACGGGTCAGGCTGGCATTGAGTTGATGCACAGGTTTGAGGGCAAGAGTCTTAAGCCTTACTTATGCCCAGCCCACATTTGGACCATTGGGTACGGCCATGTTTTGTATCAAGATCAGATCAAACTGCCAGTAATAAGGAAAGATGGCTACACCGGCATTCTCCGTAAGGACTACCCACTCGCAGCCCAAGATAATCGTACTTGGACGCAGGAGGAGATTGATCGCCTTTTTGAGGATGATCTCGTCCGTTTTGAGCGCGGTGTACTGCGAATGTCTCCTAATCTTGCTGGCCGTCAGTCAAGCTTCGACGCTGTGGTCAGTTTTGCGTTCAACGCTGGAGTCGGGAATTATCAGCGGTCTACGATAAGAATGAAAAACAACCGCGCCGACTTTAGCGGTGCTGCCGAGGCTTTCATGGCATGGACCATGGGTGGTGGCAAGGTATTGCCAGGCCTGGTTCGTCGCCGTAACGCTGAAAAATCGCTTTACCTGAGAGGTGATTGATGACATCAGCAACTAAGTCAGATCCGGCCAAGTGGAAACGCATCGTTGCATCCGTGAAAGCTTCCGGCAAAGGGGGCAACCCAGGCCAGTGGAGCGCCCGTAAAGCGCAGTTAGCCACCCAGAAATACAAGCAGTCAGGCGGGGGTTACAAAGGGCCTAAAAAAGCGGATAATTCGCTCTCAAAGTGGACCAAAGAGGACTGGGGTACGCGCAGTGGCAAGCCCAGCACTCAAGGACCCAAGGCAACCGGCGAGCGTTACTTGCCCAAGGCAGCACGAGAGAAGCTCACACCTTCTGAATACGCGGCAACAACTCGAGCCAAGCGTGAAGGCATGAGGCAAGGCAAGCAATTTGTGCCCCAGCCCGAATCGATCAAGAAGAAGGTGTGGTAATGGCCTACGCAATGACCTACAACAACCTGGTGACGGACATCCAGCAGTACCTGGAGCGCACCGACGCCGAGACCGTGGCTCGTATTCCTACCTTTATTGGACTTGCTGAACAAGTCATTGCCAGCCAGATCAAGTTTCTTGGCAATCTGACCGTGCAAAACAGCGCGATGAACGCGGCAAACCCAGTCATTGACAAGCCTGCGCGCTGGCACAAAACCGTGTCCATGAACATCACAGTGGCAGGCAAGCGTTACCCTGTCCTGCTACGAAAGTATGAATACTTGCGTGAGTATTGGCCTGATCCGACGCTGACTGGGGTGCCAAAGTTTTATTGTGATTACGATTACACGCACTGGTTCGTAGCGCCGACGCCAACGATCGCCTACAACTTTGAAGTGCTTTATTACGAGCGTGTCGCGCCGTTAGACATCACGAATCAAACCAATTGGTTTACGGTTTACGCGCCGCAAGCATTGCTTTATGGGTCGCTCTTACAAGCCATGCCGTTTTTGAAGAATGACGAGCGCACTCCCGTGTGGCAAGCGCAGTATGACGCCATCATGCAAACCCTCATGGCCGAGGATAAGCTGCGTATCGCTGATCGCCAGGCCATTGCCGCGGATAGTTAATCATGAGCTATACCAGTCCCTTCACTGGCGATGTCGTCCAGCCTACGGATGTCTCGTATGAATCCATCACACTGACTGCCAACTTGCAGTTGGTGTGGCCTATCAATGGCAACCTCAGTACCGACACCCCGGCAGCACGCATTATGGATGTGTCAGCCTCCAGTGCCGGCCTTGAGTTGCGCATGCCTGCTGCTGATCAAGTCTCAGTGGGTCAAGACGCGCTCATTAAAAACACGGGCGCTCATACCTTTACCGTTAAGACTTATGACGGCACAGGCACGATCGTTGCCATCGCATCAGGCACATCACGCTACATTTACCTGACCAATAACAGCACTGAAGCAGGCTCATGGTCCAACTTTGAATTTGGTGCTGGGACCTCAAGTGCTGATGCGGCCACGCTTGCTGGTGCTGGCCTTTTGGCTTCGGGACTGACGCTTAATCAAAGCCATCCTGTGGTTTCAATTGTCGCAAGCCAATCCTTTGTTGATGGCGATCGCGCTAAGACTTATGTATGGGGTGGTGGCGCTACAACGGTGACTTTGCCTTCAGCGGTAACGGTGGGTGATAGCTGGTTCATGCTCATCAAGAACAATGGCACGGGCACGCTTACCCTGGATGCGCCAGGCTCACAATTGATTGATGGCGCTTTAACCAAAGCCTTCCAGCCCAGCGAGTCGGCCTTTATTGTTTCAACGGGAACGGCCTTTGTCACGATCGGTTATGGCGTCAGCACGCAGTTTGAGTTTGGCGTACTGACCAAAACAGTCACAAATGGAACCTACACGCTGACAGCCAACGAAGCTGCCAATGTCATACAAATTTATAACGGCGTCTTAAGCAATGATGTCACGATCATTGTCCCGCCCGTTACTAATTTTTATATCATCAGCAATCAAACTACGGCCGGTGGTTTTACGCTAACCATTTCAACGGGCGCTGTAGGTGCCAATACGGCCACGGTTCCCGCATCAGGTCAGGCATCGCTTTTTTGCGATGGCACAAACATTTTTAACGCTAATACCACGCAAGCAGGCGGCACCTCGTTTAGCCTTGTTAACGGTTCTGCTGGCAGCCCATCACTTAACTTTGGATCTGAGACCAATACGGGCATTTACAGGCCTGGCGCAGGGCGTTTTGGTATTTCAGTGCTGGGAACTCAGATTGTTGATGTCAATGCGAATGGCGTCGATGTCACAGGTACAGGCAACTTTACGGGCGGTGTTAGTGGGGGCACCTTCTAATGACCAATAAGGTCTTTGCGCTTGATACCAAGCCTGGCATTCAAAGGGACGGCACGATCTTTGATAAGGAGTTCTATACCGATGGCCGCTGGGTGCGCTTCCAAAAGTTTGGGGGTGGCTTAGCGCGACCACGAAAGATGGGTGGTTATCGAGAGATCGTTAATAACCTTGCAGGCCCCTCACGGGGCGTTTTTGTAGTGGTAAGGAATCAGTACAACAATGTCTATAGTGGCTATAGCGATGGCTTGCAAGTTGTGCCCATCAGCAATACTGGCGTGGGTTCTGGCGTTACAGACTTTAGCTTTGGCGGCCCGGTCACTGCTTTAAGCATTGTGGATGGTGGCACGGGCTATGCAAGTGCAACTTATACCAATGTGCCTTTGATTTATAGCACCTCGGGTACTGGCCTGGGTGCTGTGGCCACAATTACAGTGACAGCGGGTGTCATCACCGCGGCCACAATTACAGGTGGCGGCGTTAGGTTTGTGGCTGGTGACTTGTTAACCGCAACTGATGCAAGCCTGGGAAGTGGTGGTGGCTCGGGCCTAGTCTTGCAAGTCTCAACGATTGATTCGCCGTTTGTTGCATCAGACATGAATTCATGGCAGTTTGATACTTTTACTGACACGGTCAGTTATCAAACCAATCTGCTTGTAGCGCATCCTTCGCAAGACTTAGACAGCATTGACTCAGAAATCAATACTAGGCTTTTATGCGGCCCTTTAACGGGCACGACCTTATGGGCTGCAGGCCTTTTTGCGGTTGATAGTTGCGTGGTTACAAGTGGATCTGCCACCGTCACGCTTGCAGCACTTGATCCTAAAATTGCCGCAGGGCAAGTCGTCAAAGGCTATGGCATTCCTGCCGGTACAACCGTGGTTTCTGTCGTCGCAACGACAGTCACATTGAGTGCCAATGCAACAGCTTCAAGCACGACGACACTGACCTTTGACAATGAAGTATCCATTTCAGGCGGTGTCGTCTCATTGCATCCGTATGTTTTTGTTTATGGCAATGATGGCCTGATTTGGAATTGCTCGGCAGGTGACATTGATGATTGGGTCTCAGCAGACGCCAATCAGGTCAATGCGGCCACGGGCAAGATCTTGCAAGGCTTACCAGTCCGAGGCGGTTCTAACGCGCCTAGCGGCCTATTTTGGTCCTTGGATAGCATGATTCGCGTGTCTTATGCGCCGCAATCACTGGGCGTTCCTGGCACGGCAAATTTTGCCGCTACGACTTACTGGCGTTACGACATCATCACAAGTCAATCATCGTTCATGTCGTCTTCAGCAGTCATTGAGTACGACGGTATTTATTACTGGGTGGGCGTTGATCGATTCATGCTCTACAACGGGGTGGTCAAAGAAATTCCCAACCCGATGAACCAAAACTATTTCTTCGACAACTTGAACTACACCCAGCGTCAAAAGGTGTGGGCATGCAAGGTTCCCAGGTTTGGTGAGGTGTGGTGGTTCTACCCTCGAGGCGATGCTACTGAATGCACTGATTGCGTGATCTTCAATGTTCGAGAGGGGACTTGGTATGACACGGGCGAAGCTTTGGGTTCGCAACGCTCTGCTGGCTACTTCTCTCAGGTCTTCCGCTTCCCAGTGGAGGCGGGTTATGAGATCAATACGGCAGATGCCATCAATCAGGTAAGCATTACCGATGCTGGCAGCGGCTATGCTGATGACACCTATTCATATCAAACGCTAACAGGTGGCACGGGAACGGGCGCCACCGCAACGATGGAAGTCGTTAATGGCGTGGTGGTATCAGTCATCATCAACAATCGTGGTTCAGGCTACACGGTGGGCGATACGCTGACTGCAACGCTTGATGGTGTCGGCATAGATTTTGAAATCACGGTTGATACGCTCATGCAGCTTGTGTCTTTATGGCAGCATGAGATTGGCAAAAACCTTGTGCAAGGCACCAATGTACTGGCCATTGAAAGCTCATTTACGACTTCAGACTTGGGCGTGATTGCTGGTGGTCCGGCAACCTTTTCCCCGGTCGGTGAAAACAAATGGACGCGGATTGAGCGTGTCGAACCCAACTTTATTCAGGTCGGTGATTTAGACCTTTACATCGTTGGCAGGCCCTATCCAGACCAGCCCGATCAAGTGACAGGACCCTATACCTTTGCGCCTGGCACAAGCAAGATTGACATGAAAGAGCAGCGCCGTTTATTGCGCTTAAAATTCGTATCCAATCAAGTCGATGGCGATTACCAAACAGGCAAAGTGATTGTGGATGCAGACTTTGGCGATGTGCGGGGGTACACCGTATGACGATCGCACTGGTTTATGACCCCAGGTATCACACCTTTGACTCATGGGCATCGCTTATGTGCGAGGCTTATGCTGGCCAGCAACTGCAAATTCCTGGGCCTGATGTCGAGTGGCAGTCATGGGCTGCCGGCCTTAAAGCGATCGATATTTTTGCCAATGAAGCGATTCCTGAGCCTTATGGTTTTGAGGAGTGGTATGACTGGGCAACCGCAGTGGTCAATGCTGTGAACTCGAGGCCAGGTCAATGAGCACATCAACCGCCTATCAATATGCAACGGGTGAAGGTGGCATTGGCTTAGATGCCATGAATGAGAACATTCGCAAGTTTTTTGCGGGTACGCCCACGGAAGAAGCCACGCGTGCTGCCATGTCGCAGTTCGGCGTATCGGATGAAGACATTCAAAGGGCTACAGGCAAGTCACTTGCTCAATACTACCCTGGCGCATTACCGACAACGAGTACAGCGCCAGCAACTGGCGCACTGCCAACTGCAGCATCACCACTTAGTGTGGCATCAAATCAACTGACACCAACCGCTGATGTAAGCCTAACGCCTTCAGGTACGGGAAACTTAGCGCCTATTGGATCAACCGCTTATCGTTCTGCAATTGGTCAGGGTGGCATCGGCCTTGAGGCCATGAATCAGAACATTCTGAATTATTTGGCTAACAATCCAACCGAAGTTGCGGCTCTTGCTGAAGCTAAAAAGTGGGGCGTATCTCAAGAAGATATTGAGCGCGCAACTGGCAAGTCTTACGACCAGATTTTTCCAGAGCTATTTAGGCCTGGCAGGGTGCTTACCAGTGGGTTTGGAAGCCTTTCTCAAGCTGATCCGAGTACACCCTTTGGCACTGTACAAGTCACTGACACGGGTGGCGAGGGAACTGCCGCAGAGACGAGATCAGTCCCAGCGACTGCTTTAGATTATTTGTTGCAACAAAATCCAATTATTGCCAATGCAGTCCAAGGGCATACTGATGCCAGCGCAAATGCTTTTAAGCTGGTCAACGGGCAATTACAACAAGTAACTGCAGATCAAATTACGCCCCAAGATATTGCATCAGGCAATGCGTTTTTCTTGCTATCTGGGGCCACGGGCGAGGCTAAGGATGTTGCAGGCCCTCGCGCTCGAATGTCCCAGCTTTATCGGGCCGAAGGCAATGATCTAGTTCCTGTTGGTGATGCAAAACGCTATACGGGCACCAAAATCACTGGTCTTGAGCCAGTCGATATGGTTGCGTCCATGCTTGCTATGGTTCCAGGTCCGTGGCAAGTTCCTGCTCAAATTTACACTGCAGCGCGAGCAGCCCAAAAGGGCGATATAGCTGGCGCTGTTGCCTCTGTCGCAGGCGTCGGTGGATTTACGGAAGTACAACAAGCAGCAAATCTGTATAAAGCGATTGACAGCAAAAATCCCTTGGCGATTGCGACATCGTTGATGGGTACGAGTTACGGAAGAGAGATTGCTGGCATGGACATTGGCGGCGTTAAAGTAGGTGACGCCGTAAATGCCGCAAGAGTTGTTGAAGCACTTAACAGAGGCGATTATGCAGCCGCTGCCATGGCTGGTGCCCAGTTAACAAATAGTCCTGAAGCAAGGCTTGCCGCACAAGGTGCAAGGCTAGTTCAGGCATTTGAGCGCGGCGATGTTAACGGCATGATGAGTTCACTTGCAGGGTTTGGCAATGCGGCTAACAAGCTCACAAATGTGCCTAAGCCAACAGACAATTCATCGTTGGCAGCCGACGCATATACGCGCGCCATACAAGCAGGCGCGTCAGTTGATGAAGCCTTTGAGGCTGCAAGTGCAATTGATCCTCGCATTACAGGCCAAGGCGTTGGTGGCAGCATATTTGACCCATATCTTTATCGGGAGGGTCCAGGAAGCACGATAAATGTCAGCGATACAACGATCGGCGCTAGTGGCAATGACACAATCACTGGCGGCGCTGGAGACCCTAATCAGGTGTCTTCAATGAATCAATTGTTTACAAATAAAGAGCCTGCCACTTTATCTGACGCGGTTCAATTATTTAGAAATTCTGGGTATTCAATAGAGCAAATCCACGACTGGATGGTGACAAACGGCATTTTTGACTCGCAGCAAGCAACTGATATTTTGACTGGCATGTTTGGGGCGCCTTCAGATGAAGTTATAACAAATAATCAGGGCCTTGTAAGTGGCGCAGGCACTGACATCACAGCTTCAACGCCAGCAGCACAAGATACGCTAAGGACATTGGGCGGCATTCTCGGTCTTGGCACTGAAGACCCTGATGCGGCTTACCAAGCCTTATTTGGTGGTGCCAGTGGTGGCGTTGGCGATATTGCTGTGCTTGGCTTTGATCAGTTAAGCGGCCTGAGAGATCAGATTGAAATTATCCTTGATGATCCTGAGTTGCCAGATGATGCTCGCGATGAAATCACTCGAATGCTTGCTGAGGTTAACCGTCAGGTAACTGAAGCACAAACGGCAGCATCAACTTCCGTCCAAGACGACATCACTGCAGCAGCACAATTGGCCGCAGCACAAGCAGCCCTTGGTGGCAATGCGCCAGGGGGTGGTGATGGAGGGGGCGGCGAACCTGGTGGTGGTACTCCAGGTGGTGGAGGTGGCACCGATCAACCATTAGCCACTGACATTACGCTTGGCACGCAGCAAGGTGAAAAGCCTGGATTGTCAGGCGTATCAGGTGATGGCAAATCAGGGTTGTCAGGTACATCTGGTACGGAAAAGTCTGGTATTTCAGGCGTGTCTGGAGTGTCAGGATTGTCAGGCGTGTCTGGCACGGAAAAGTCTGGCACTTCAGGAGTATCTGGAGTTTCTGGAGTTTCTGGAGTTTCTGGAGTATCCGGGGTGTCTGGGGTATCAGGTGTTTCTGGTGTTTCAGGGGTATCTGGAATTAGTGGCGTATCAGGCGTCAGTGGCGTATCTGGGGTAAGCGGCATCTCTGGCATCTCTGGCATCTCAGGTATCAGCGGCATCTCAGGCGTCTCGGGCGTCTCGGGCGTCTCGGGCATAAGCACTATTTCTGGCGTCTCAGGCGTCAGCGGCTTTTCTGGCATTAGTGGGACGCCACCTCCTCCACCTCCTCCACCTCCTCCACCACCACCACCACCACCGCCGCCACCGCCCCCACCCGTGGTTACGACACCACCATCAACTACCACGCCAAGGGCTGGAGTGCCAGCATCGCCACAGGCAGGCCCCATCACAGGACCAGAGATTGCACGCTTGCAAGGCAAGATGCTTGAATCAAAAGTGCTGCAAGAAAGACAGATTGATCCTCTGGCAGCCATGAAACAAAGGATTGAAGAGATGAACTCGATTGACCCTATGCTCGCAGCCGTGCTATCACAACGATTGGGTTTGCCACAACCGCAACCTGAGACGCCCACCTACACTTATGGCCAGGAAACATCGATCGATGACATCCTGGGACTGACTAATCGCGGGTACGCTGAAGGTGGCTATGTCGAACCCTTAAAAGCCACCGGCGGTGCCATGAACCCTCAGTTTATGTTCCGTGCTGGTGGCTCACGCGAAGACTTCCGCGATGGCAAGCATGTGGCTGGTGATGGTGATGGTCAGTCCGATGACATTCCTGCATGGCTAGCTGATGGTGAGTTTGTTTTCCCAGCCGATGTGGTTTCAGCACTCGGAAATGGCTCAACGAAGGCAGGAACCGATAAACTCTACAAGATGATGCATGAGATCCGCGCACGGGCCAGGTCCACCAAGGAAAAGGACCTGCCACCCCCAGCGCATAAGTCTCCACTCGACTACCTCAAAAAGGGTAAGTAATCATGGCCGGATTATTTGAAGGCATTGCGCCACCGAATGTTGACACCTCGCGTACCACTGCACAACAGGCGCCTGGGTATCTCACCGATTACCTGACCAAACTGGCTCAAGCAGGTACCAGTGCGCTTGGCACCACCACCCCAGCGGTTAAAGATGCTGCAGGCAACATCACAACGCCAGCATCGTTTACTCCGAAAACGGGCGAGGAACTTATTGCTAGCAGGCCTGATTACTACGCCAACCTAGTTGGTGGTATTGATCCCACCACTGGCAAGCCTTATGAGGCCAAGGAAATGCCAGGCCTTAGCGATTTGGGCCGCTATAAAACGGCTTTAGATGCGGCCACATCCGCAGGCAAATTAGCAGCATCGCCGATTGGCGTCAGTTATGACAAAGATGGCAAGCCCGTCTTTTCTGACACGCTGCAAGCGTTTTACGATCCCTTCCAAAAAAATGTCATTGACGCCATGCGCGAAGCGTCGGATGTCAACTTACAACGCAGCGTATTACCAGGACTTAAGGCTATTGGGATTGGCTCAGGTCAATTTGGCAGCAGTCGTGCCGGCACGCTTGGCGGTCAAGCCTTAGCAGATTATGGCGCAGCAGCTAATCGCCAAGAATCAGAATTGCGTTCTGCAGGCTATAAAACTGCGCTTGATGCTGCATTGAGACAGCAAGCAAACTTAACAGGCGCGGCATCGGCATTAGGCAATATCGGGGGCACTGAGGCCACAGCATCGCAAAATGCACTTAAAGCACTTGCAGGTTTTGGTGAGCAGGACTTGGCATACGACCAATCCAAGATTGAGGCGCCTTTGACCCGTGCTGCCAATGTGGCTCAGATACTGCGTGGCTACAACTACCCAACCACAACGACTGAGACTTACAAGGGTCCTGCATCGGTTTACGGTCCGTCTGTCATGTCTCAGATTGCTGGCTTGGGATCGTTGGTCGGCGCAATGTTCCCTGCTGGCGGCGGTGCTGGCGATCGTGCATTAAATGCTTTGAAGAGCGTATTTGGCGCGCAAAATCTTGGTGGCGTAGGCGGCAGCGGATTAACGCAAGAACAATTGGATGCGCTGACTCGCCAAGCTGGACTTGATGTTGTGGGCATGGGTGACTTGCCAGCAAGCTTTGGTGGCGCAGGCGTGGCGCCTTACACTCAAGGCGATCAAGGCAGCGATTCAGGCGAAGGTTTATTCGGACCCCCAGGCGGTTAAGAGGTAAGCAATGGCAACTAAATCACCCCTAGCACTCGTGGAAATGCCTGGCGAATCCTCTGGCATGACTGAGGCGCGTCAGACTTACATTGACGCTCAGAAAAAGATGCTCGAGGCGCTTGAGTCACGCAATCAGCTTTTTGATCCAGTCCTTTTGGCCATGGCTCAAGGCTTCTTGGGACCAACCAAGTCAGGCTCCTTTGGCGAAAGCATTTCAAATGTTGCCGCGGCTGTAGGCCCTGCAGCAGAGGCCGAGCGCAAGCGCAACATTGAGATGGCTCAGATCCGCGCAGAGCTTGCTGCCAATCAATATGGCGCAGCACAAAAGGGCGAAGCGCTTAAGTCATTTACAAGTGCCATGCAGCCCGGTAAGCCAGGCGAGACCGTTACGGTCGGTGGCCAGCAATACCCAGCGCAATTTGTCGGCATGACGCCTGAAAAAGCAACGCAAATTGGCTTGTATGACAAAGACATGGGCGAGCTTGCCTTTAAGTTTTTGAAAGAACAGAGAGAGGGCTTTGCAGTTCAACCCACTGGCACGGTCAATCTGCGCACACCTGGCGGCCCTACCTTTACGCCATTTCCTGGCCAGGCTAATGAAATGGTTACGATTCCAGGTGTTGGCACGATTAGTGTCAGCAAAGAAGACAAGATCGCGCTTGATGTGGCCATGGGTAAGGGCGATGCAGCCACGGTCTTCAAGATTGCTGATAAGTACACGAAGCCTATGACAAGGCCTGGCGCAGAGCCTGCAGCAGCAACTACAGCACCACCTGCAGCAGGAACTGCAGCACCGCCTGCAGGCACTCCTGGGACGGGTATCAGGCCATCACCATCAGCTATGCGCATTCCTGTGACGGCTGAAGAAAAAGAAGCAGCAAAGCGTCAGCAAGAGTTAGAAGCAGCAGTGCAACGCGCTGAAGAGACAGAGCTTGCCACGCAAGGTGCCAAGCGCACAGCCTCTGCGATTGACGCGGGTTCAATGGCCGTGGCCAAGGTCCAAACCGCTAAGGACATTCAAACGCTCATCGGCACTGAGGGCATGAACCAATACTTTGGTGCCTTCAATAAACCGAATGACATTTTTGCTGCCGTCGTTACGCTTGCAAGGCGCGCTCAGGAATCAGGTTCACAAGGCATTGATAAGTCGCAGCTTGATAATGTGATTGCCAACTTAACACTTAACCTGCCCAAGTCTCCCAACGAGACCATGGAACAGTTCAAAGAGCGCAAGCAGCAGGTGATTGACCGTGCGGCCATGGCAGCATCACGCATTGCTGAGATGGAGTTGTATTACTCGCAACTGATCAAGGGCCAGGGCCAGATTACTGAGGGCGAGCGCGAGATCTTGCGCAGGGCTGCAATCAATCCACGCTTTGACACGCCGAATGTGATCATGGCCAAAGCTAAAGCGATTGAAGCCATCAGTAACTTTGAGAAGTGGCGCGCTGATACGCTTGAGCAGAATCCCAAAATGACACTGGCACAGCTAAAGGCCGGCCAAGATTACAAGCGTGAAGAAGCCAAGCGTATTGCGGCTGTTGAAGATGCGATGAAGCCTTTATTGCCAAAGGGTACGCAACAAGCACCACGCTCTAGCGGTGGCTTGACCATGGATGCGATCAACAAACGAGCTAGTGAGCTTGGGGTGCGCTAATGGAAGCAAACAAACTCGACGAGAATCAGGTCCGTTACGCCCTGCAGATTGGCGATGAAGCTCGTCGCATGGGCATCAACCCTGACTTTGTGCTGCCCATGGTGGCGGCTGAGAGCAAGTTTGATCCCAAGGCTGTCTCACCCAAGGGTGCGATCGGTCTGATGCAACTCATGCCGAGCACGGCAAAAGAGCTTGGCGTTAACCCTTATGACATCAGCCAAAATATCAAGGGCGGCTTAACCTACCTCAAGCAACTGTCATCACTGCCCGACATCGGTACCAATCCAGTTGCATTGCTGGCGGCTTATAACTCAGGTCCTAATAAAGCATATCTCAAGACACTTGATCCCAAGGACATCCCTGAAGAGACTGCAGCCTATGTAAGCAGGATCAATACTTATGCAGGCGGTACGCTGCCACAGCCCTTTATAGGCCTAGAAGGCGAGGCCGAGGGCGTAGGCGTTGGCCAAGGTGGCACCCTTACTGAAGGTGAAAGGCCAGCGCCAGCTTCTGAATTGGATTACCAGCGACTCATGCTTGATGCTGCTGGCGGTTTAACAGGCGCTGCAACTTCAGCAGGCTTACAGTTTGCAGGCTCTAAGTTTAATTTGCTTGGCCGAGCACTTGAGGGCATGTCACGCATCAATCAGCCTGACACCGCCACTTCAGGTGAGAAATGGCTGCGCAACTGGGCTGGCATGGAAAAGCCTGGTGTTGGCGGCGTACCTCAAGCTTCAGCCACCTATGAGCGAGCCAAGGACCATGGCAAGGTATCAAGCCGTGCCACCAAGATGTATGGCCCTCGCATGCCTGGCGAACCGATGGCCCTCGTTGATCGCTTGATTCAGCGCGGTAAGGATCAAGAGGCGTTGGTAGCCCGGCAAAAAAGCCCGTTAACGATGGCCAAAAACATCATGACATCGCCAGCAGGTAAGGTTGGCTTGGGAGCACTCGGAGGCATTAGCGCTGCAGAGCAGGCCCAACAGGCCATGAGCAAGTATGCTGAGCAGGATATGCCTATGGCAGCAGCATATGCCACAGGCGCATTAGGCTCAGCCATAACGGCCATTCCTCACACAGGCACTCAAATACTTGGTGGCGCTTTGGCAACCTCCCCCCTGGTTATGCGCGCATACCGCAAGTTACAAGAAAAAGGTATGCCATCAGGACTGCCTGCCACTTACAGCCCTTACTTCAAATAACGCTTCTTAAAGCACTCCTTGCACTCTGCCAGCCACCCGCCCCTAGAACGCTCATAGAAGCCTTCTACGGGCTTTGTGACCTGGCACTTAGAGCAAACCTTCTTGCCGTCCTTTACGGCGTTCCTGCGCTCAAATAAACGGTCTGAGGGCCATCCCTGATCGACACGCCACTTCAGGGTGTAATAACTTAGCTTTCCGCGCTTTGCCCACTCACGGAGCGTGAGGGTGGTGGAACCGATGGTGAGAACTCTCTGGTTATGAATCGTGTTTGACATTTTTTGCATTCGCGTCGGCGCTCTAAATAAAATCTAAGCTTGTTGGGTTCCCAGTAAGACCGGGTATCAAGGACGGTTGTCTTGTAGGACCGTCCTGACTCGTTGCGACAGTAGGGGCATTGCATCGTGCAGTCTCTTTCTCAACTCCAACACATTCCAGGCCAGATCGTGCAAGTATTGATCGGCCAATGCTGGATCGGTTTTCATTTGGTTTTGCGCCTGGTTGTGCAGTCGCTCGATAATTTTCAATTGCTTCTCGTATAAGCTCATCTAGGTCAGCATCCATTTGATCGGGGTAGTCAACCAACTGCCTGAGCATGCGATAGCGTAGAGCATCATTCATGCTTTTTTTTCAGGTGGTTATTGACAATCGTTTTGCCTGCTTTTGATGCTGGCCATGCAAGAACCCGATGATCAATCGTGAAGTCCATGCCACCACTTCGCATGGCATGAAGCAGCCTGGGAGTTAGTGCTGTGAATTGTTTTGGTGCCGGCTCATCAGGGCAGATGGTCCAGGTGTAGGGTAACTTAGCCATGATTTTTCTCCATGTTTTTGCCAATCTCAGCGGCGGCTCTGACGATGGCGCGGCGAGTTGCAGCCTTCGGGTCATCACCCTTTATTTCTCCGACCTCAATCATCGACGGGATATGTTGGGCGCACACATTTGCATACGGCACCTTCTCGTCAGCGAATGTCCAGCCATGATGAACGCCGATGTCTAAATCAATCATCAATTCAAAAGCATCTTTGTTGTCGTGGAATGGACTCCATATGGATGCGCCGGACTCCTTGCCAACCCACAAAAGACAGTTCGTCTTTGGCCTATACATGGTTGGTTCAACATACCCCACCGCTTTTGCGGCATACCTCAACAGTTCTTCGTCCGTCATGTGTTGCGCTCCTTTAACTTGGCTTCGATGTATCGGGCAAACCTCACACCGTCCTCATTCAAGAAAAGTGCTTCCATGTCCTCATCCGTCAGCCCCACCCATTCTTTCTTTGGTGGTGCGGTGTACAGTGGTATGTCATCTGGATTGGGGCCGATCAGGTTGCCTTCTTCATCGAACTTTGATGAGCGATGCCACCAAAGTTCCCCCTTGCCACCATTGGTAATCCACGCCACAGGCTCTTGTTGCGCTAATGCTGCATTCCAGCCACGCTCATACGCTTTCCCTAACTCGACGGCACGGTCGTGTTCAGTTTTTACCTCCCATGCGTGTTCTGCAAGTTGCATTTTTGTCTCGTAATCATCGTATGAATCGCTCATGCGTTCTTCTCCTCAAGGAACTTGTCTATGGCGTTAATAAGCTCCGCCCTGTCAGTGTATTTCTCGTAAAAATCTTCTGCTTCATTTAGCGTCAGCCCAACCCATTCACGCTTTAACGGTGTGCTTGAAATACAAGTGACCGTATAGGGTTTGCCGCATTGACACTGCCACGCCGTAGGCCCTGGCCCATACCAAACACCGTCGATAAAACCTACCCCGCTATCTGTTGGTGTCTTTGCTGTTTTGTTTTCAGCCATGGTTTTTCTCCTTTAAACTTTTCTCAATAAGCTCGGCCATAAACGCTGCGTCAAATTCATCACAGAAAGTTGCTTGATACCGAAAATAACTAATATCCTCATCAGTCAGCCCAACCCATTCACGCTTTGGTGAGGTGTACACAGGCTGTGGATTGAAAACCTTGTCCTGTGGCTTTTTCCGAAAGTACCTATGGCCTGTTCCGGTTGTGTGCATCCAGGCTACTGGCTCATCAAGATATGACTTGCGCTTTTGAAATTGATTGTGATCACCACTCATGGTCTTGCCCCTAAACCAATGCGCTCACGCTCCATGCGTGCGCGTAACCGTTGTCTGAATCGATACCGTTTAGCAATCTCAGCCCGTGTCATCTTTGACCGTGGCTTGTCCTCACCGATACCAAGCTTGTAAATGTGCGTGGCATCCACACCGCGGGAGTTCTTCACCCAGCCCGTGATGTGGGTCACACCTTCTTTGTGTAAGGCTCTGAGATAAGACTGGACCGTGACGATATGCAGGCCCGTCTCATCACAGATGTTGTACGCAGTGCAGCCCTCCATCAGCATCTTGATCATCCGTGCGTACAGCAGTTCATTCATCTTGATCATGATCGGACTGCTTTGACCGTGTTCCAATTGGCTTTGCTGGCACGCAGCCGTTGACCGATGCGCGACTTTTTCTCAAGCACATTGCGCTTGTCTTTCAACGTGTCTTGCTGCCGTTCTTTGGCTTCCTTAGCCGCCTTTTTCAAGTCGATGGGTTTGTCCAACGTGCGAACATTGAACCGTTTGAGATAAGCAAGGATCTCCTCATTTGTTTTGCCGGCCATGAGCAATTCCCAGATCTTAGGAAGGTAGGCCGCGAGATAACGTGATGTGTGGCAAAAAACCTGGTACTCGTACTTAGGAACACGTTTAAGTTCATTGAACTGCACCCAGTTCAAATCGTGTTCTGTGCAAAACCAACTTATCAATTTGCCCATGTTGGCATTGCTCAAGTGGTTTCTTAACAGACACCGATCCCAAGCCTCCTGCAGGTCTTCCTTTTTGGTCTCGGTAGCAACTTCATCTAGCAGTTCGAGTAGATTCATGCTGCATCTCCTGCGCTGTCACGCCAGTCATCGGTACAGGCTCGCTTACGCAAGACCATGGTTTCGACGGCACGAGCAAAAGCATAAAACCAATGATCAGCCGTCAGTGAGTCAGGGATGCTGTCAGCACAGGCCTTGATGTCAGCATCAGTGAGCCTGGCAGGGCAGTAACGCCCCTGCTCACACTTTTGATTGCATGGTGGGCAGCTATGCATGTTCCTGGCTCCTTCGCAGGAAGTTGGGGCCATCTTGCTCAGCCTCGAGTTCGCGGATGTCATTAGCTGCATCACTCACACCATGCCAGTCCCTGCGAGCGATCATGACTTGCATGTACTCAACCAGCACTTGAATCTGTACTTCTGGGTCTTGGTAATCTCTCATTGCTAATCTCCAGGGTTGCGTCTGCAATACGGATAGCCAGCGTCGCAATGCGCTCAGGCGTATCCAGTGAGTAAGGTCCATCCTTGTAATGCTCAATGCCGCGGGACAAGATCCCGTTAAGCGCTGCAGCAATCAGCGTCAATCGATCATCACTCTTCGCCATAAGGCATGCTCCATAAGACATAAATTAAAAACACTGTCAGCCCGATCGAGCCAACGCCAAACATCGTGATAAGCCAGTCGATAAAGTCAGCCATTACCGCGCCGCCCACTGTGCAACGCCGTTGCTGAAGTAGATAACAGCGCCGGCAAAAAGGGCGTACAGCAGCCACTGGAGGCCCTTGTAGCGAATCATTTGGTAGGGCGTGCGGTCAAGTACCATCAGGTCATAAACCCAGTCCTGATCGTGGCTGTAGTAGTTCCTGGGGGCAGGTGAGTAGCAAGCACTCACACCAAACTTATAAGGCCGCTTGGTTACGGGTTTAAGCTTGCTCGTCTCAAACTTCGAGATGGGGCAAGTGCCCAGGTGCTGTAAGTAAACTTGTTCCATCAGAAGGGTGCCTCCTCATAAGTTGACAGGTCAGGCTTGGGTTTGAACGCCAGCTTGACTTGATTGCGTTGCAGGTAAATCCACTCAGGAAATGGCCACTCGCGGTCATTGATCAATCGGACTGCGCAGGTCCCGTCGGGTTGAATGTGCTCGAGGATGCCAAGCCCTCGAGGTGTTTTCACGCGTGTGCCGGGGATCATTGTTCCCTCGCTTTCAGCATGGCGTCTGCAATCATGTAAGCCTGCCTCGCGGTTGCATCAAAATAATTCCCCTGCGCCAGTGCTTGCATCGCCTTGGCTGCAAAGTAATCGCGTAGGGTCATGCCCATGGTGAAGTCATGATCGATATACCCTGTATCACTGACTTCTTTGTGCCAATCGTGTGTATGTAATGGAAACGCTGGTCCACCTGTTTTCATACCACCTCCACTAATGTTGTTTGGGGATCAAGGTCACGCTGGCACAGCAGGTCAGCGATTGCTTCTTCCTGGGTCCTGCCAAGGCCCGTAGGCCAGCCAAGGTCCCAGTCCTCCTCGGCTGCAACAAAGTACCCCTGCATGGGGCGATCAATGATGATTCTCATGCTGCTTTCCTCCGTGATTTGATGTGCTTGAACATCGACTCAAGCTCTTCCATTTCTTCGACCAGGCGGTCATAAGCATTGAGTTGATAGCCATCAAGATCAGGCCACTCACTAGCTAGCGTGCGGTTCAGGTTGTTGGCCTTCTCGACCACATTGCACACCTGAAGTCTCAGGTCATACTTGTCAGATTCAATTAGCTTGTACATGCGTCCTCCAAGGGGGCTAGGCCCCCGGTTGATTAGCGGCTGGTAACTTTGACTGAGAAGACTGCAGTGGTCTTTTGGAACTTGGCGTAAGCCTCGGCACCGAAAGCCTTGATGAAGGCGTCCTTGTCAAACGTCGAGCGGTTGGTCTCAACGTAAGTGGCTTTGAAGAGCGAGCCTTCAACAGACTTGGCACCGCCGTTGCTAGCGCTGTCCTTGATGGCGTCTTTGATTGCGTCAGCCTGCTTGGTCAGGTCTGCGATCTGGGCGAGCAATGCGCCGAGTTGGTCAACCGATGCTGCGGTGATGTTTGCGATGTCGTTTTGCATTTGGTTTGCTCCTGGTTTGCTTCACAGCGAAGTTGCTGTAAGGAGAATGTTAGGGATCTTTAATCCACTTGTCAAACAGTTTCATCAAGATCCCTACCGTTCATGCACCAGAAAACGACCGCTCAACCTACTGATAATTATTTTTGGCCTGCCAATACTTCAAAAGCGATTCAAACATGAGCCATCCGCGCTCGACATCAGCCTTAGTCCACTCGAAGAGCGATACCAGGCCAGCGTGAGTGGTTGAGACAAACACGTTGGCACAAGCCGCCTCGGGCAGGATCAATCCTGATCGGTAAGCCGCCAGTTGCATCAGGTGCTCATCAAACCCTTGCGGATCATCGTTCGGACCAAAGGCCTTGGTCTTGATGTCAATGACCGCCACCTTGCAGTGCAGATCGCACTTGCCACCAAAGCCTTGCGGGTGGCTGAAGCTTTTTTCGCTGATCCATTCCTGCTTGCCATACGCTTTGTCGAGGATCTGCTTGACGGCCAGGTAGCTCTCATTTGGTGGCCCACCCTCGAAGGCGCTTTGGACCTTGGCATGGATAGCAGTGCCAAGATCTCGAGCCTCTGAAGCCTGCTCTTTGCTGTCCTTCAGTACCCGGTCAGCGTACTGGTCCAGGCTCTCATCATCACGCTTGGGTAGCGTCAGTGATGCAAGCAGGATCTGTTGCTGTTTCCAGGCCTCTAAACCGGGCTTAGCGGCGCAATTGAGGATGGTTGTGACCGAAGGTACCAGGTTGTATTTGCGCGCGTCCCTGAGCGTTGTATTGCGCAGATGGCCGGCATTCGATTTGACCTGGTACATCGGCTCGCCGGTACGGGTGTACCAGTGTCCAGACTCCGAAGGGCGCTCTTTTATTTCCATGCTTTCACTTTCACGATGCGTTGAAGTTTTCCTGACCGGCCAGGCTTGCGCTCGCCGGTATCCTCAATGAATCCTTTATCGAGCAGGGCGCGAAACCGCGCCGTAATCGATGAGTAAGGCTTCGTTGGATTGAGTGCTAAGACATCATCTTGTGTGCAGCCATCGGCAAAACGCTTGATCGTTTCGTAAACGAGCTTTTCAAGTTCACTGCTTTTAACCGCATGGGCTGCCGCATGACTCGTATCAGGGTCATCTCTACGGACCAAAAGCTTAGGGTCCGTGCCAAACTCGGCAATCTCTGGAAGCTCAAGCTGTTTCATAGCCAATGCCTCGGCCAAAGTAGGGTGGTGGATTCCTTGCCGCCTATGTCAACAAGTTCGGCAGGCGTGAAGAACTGGCCGCCAGGCCACACCCACACATGCTTCTTTGTGAAGTGCGGCACCAGCATGACGCCATTGACATACCAAATGGGAACCCAATCCCGTTCAGCAAGCTTGTTCTCAACGGGCTTAGCAACTGCTGCTTTTTGGGTTAATTGTTTAGCCATGATCAGAAGGGGATGTCATCATCAATGTCATCAAGCTTGGCCGGAGCGACATGCTTGATCTGCTGCCTGTTTTCCCATTCGGGTGACTGCATGATGATCTTCTTCAGACCCTCGGTCAGCGCATCGAACTCGTGCTGCTCGAAGTAACCAAAGCTGAAGTACACCCGCTTATTAACCATTTCAGGCATGCCAAGCTTTCTGAGCGCTGCAGGCACCGCGGTTACGGTATCCACGTTGGCAAAGGTCTTGTCACCCTTGACTGCGTGCGTCACAGTCAGCATGCAAGGTGCGCTGATGATGGTACGAAGGTCAAAGCCTTTAAGTTCCTGGGCGGTGAATTCCCTGCCACGCCAGCTAATCAGCGTCTTGCGAAGCTTGGCCTTCTCAGCCAGGCTCAAGGTGTAGCGCTGGCTCAGTGACAAGGGCCTGCCGTCTTCCAGGGTGAGGGGATTGCCATCAGAATCTTCGCCGTGAAGCTCCCACATGATGCGGCACTGACGCGCTTGCTTTTGCTCGCCAAGGTAGGTGTAACCCTGGGTGCCTAAATCGACCACGCCATAGCAGATGGCCATGTGAACCCCTGCCGGGGCCAATTTGAATTCGCGGTCGCTGCCGCTATCAGAAATCAACATTTGCTTTCCTTTTGTAAAGATCTAATCCAAGTTCGTTTGCAAGCCATTTCCAATCGTTTTCAGTGGCCATGCCCAACCGGGCACGGGTAAAAGCTTCCTCGGTCATTTGCTCGCGCTCTTGCATCATCAACTGCCATTCATCGTTTCTTTCCATAAGGTTTGATCCAGGGTTTGCTGAATCTAAAGTGTTTCATGTATCGAACACTGTGTCAACCAATATCGCAACCCTGGGTTACGGGTGTGCGCCCTGTTCACCCCTTGTGTAACCCTGGGTTACGGCCATTTCTCCTATGAAAACCCGAAACCATCGTGCAACCCTGGGTTACAGGTGTACACCCCGTTCACCCTGGGTTGCATAATGGTTACCGTTCGATTACTCTAACACCATGAACACGAGAGACCTTATTGAAGCAGTCGGTGGCGTCAGGGCTGCAGCCAGGGTGTTAGGGGTTGCGCCTTCAACGGTCCACTACTACTGCAAACACGATCGCATGCCCTTTTGGCGGTTACTGCTCTTGATGAGCGTGATCGACAACCGGGGCAATATTTCCCGTAAACAAATCATGAAGGAGTATGTAATTGAGCGACACCCAAACATCCGCTGAAGTTCCTAAGCAGCATCCAATTGGCCCCATTGATGTTGAGATTGATGGTGTCATGCATCGCATCACGATTCCTGAAAACTGCTCGGGCTATGAAGCTGCCCAACTGGCGCACATGCTGGCCTTTGCAACGATTGCCAACTACGCGTTGGACTTCACCACCTTCGTGAAGGAAAAGGGCATCGAGCGCCTTTTTGTGAAGCTATGAGACTTGCCGCGCTCTTGCTGGCATTGCCAGTGGCTGTCTCAGCACAGACTTGGTCTGCCAACAATGAGGGCGGCGGTGAAATCGTACTGACCTTGCGTCAGCACAAGTGCAAGGAGTTCGGCAAAAGCCTGGTGGACGGTTATAGCTACGGGTCCAATGGCAGGATGTTTGATTTTTGCTGGACTGTGGTGGACGACATGATCCGCGTGATTTACCTGCATGACGCAAGTGTGCGGGTTTACAAGCCTGAACTATTTTCAAAAAAGACAGAGAAATGATGCACCGATACTTTGAAGTCAGGATGCTGGTCAAGGACGAGTCCTTGAGGATCAAAGACATCGTTAAGCAAACCGGCTACGACAAAGGCCATGTAAGCCGGCTTCGCAAAGCCTCGCGCATTGATAAGTTGATTGCAGATGCTGTGGCTGCAGAGCGTGAGGCTTGTGCAGCGCTGCTTGATGCTGCGGTTGAAAATTTCACGAGCATATCGTTGCAAGTCAATGACGAGGACGGCATCGTGATGGAACACGCCAACACTTGTAGCCACTTAGCAGCCGCCATACGAGCAAGGGGGCAGGCATGAACTACGCAGCCTGGATCGCCAGCCAAGTGCTGCATGGCAGGGACGCGACCATCAGCCTCGCGTTGCTTGAGCAAGCATACCCGCCCGAAGTGCCGGCGCTGAGAGCTATCCAGCACTGGACCGATCAGATCTGCCGCAAGATCGGATGCACGGCTACTATTCATGTTGCCGGCGATGTCGTTACTTTTTACCCAGCGAAGGGTCAGCCATGACTAAGACCGAGATCGAGATAGCCAAGACTGCTTATGCGATGGTCAAAAGCATTAGTCACCATGTTGATTTGATAGGTGAACAGCACGATAGTGATTTTGCTGAGCAGGTTTATAACAGCGTAGCGCTCACGATGCTGACCAAGATCTGCCTGGGTATTGCTGAGAACAACGGTACCGCAGCCTTTGAAAGCTACTGGTCAGATGTCGATAGCAAGCTGCGTGAGATGATCCAAACTTTTGCTTGCGAACCAACAAAACATTAAGTAAAGTCCACAGGGCATGGCTAGGTTAGCTACCGAAAAGGGGATTCGTCACCCCCCTGCCAACGCCCAACCTCAGTGACGATAAGCCTTTGACGAGGGTTATGATGCGTTTCT